TGTGTCTCACCACCTGTAGTAATTGTAATTACATCAGAGCCACTAAATGCTATGCTTGTGTTAGAGTCAGCATCACCTGAGATACTGTCTAGAGATATGTCACCTGCGTTAGTAAAATTAGAGTCACTAAGATCAAACGTACCTGTTACATCTAAGTTACCACCAATAGATAGGTTGCCTGATATATCTACTGCACCGTTTATGTCTATTGTTGTAGCAGCAAGTTGTATTTCTGTATCTGCAACAAGGTCAAGCTGACCATCTGCACTAGAGTTGATATAAATAGCTGTGTCACGAAATTGTAATTTTTCTGTAGAGGCAACAAGTATATCATCAGAAAACTCAAAGTAGTCCTCGTCTTCCATCCACTTAAACACACCGTCATTACTTTCACCGTCAAAAGTAACTGTAATATCTGTACCTGTTGTAGCGTCACCAATAGTAATATTAGTTCCTAGCAACTTAGTAATAGGACCACCCTCTCCTGTTGTACCATCGTGGGTGTGGCCTGTGCTTGCTGCAAAGGCAGCTAAAAGTTGATCATATTCATTGTTAAACAGATCGGCAGTAATAACATCACCGTCTGTAAAACTAGATTGTCTTGTGTATGTATTACCCATCTAACGTCTTGCTCCTACTTGATATTCTAATTGAAACCCTTTAAGGGAATACGGTGCTGTTTCTCCACCGTCATTAATTCTTAGTGCAACAGAAAAACCTGAACCCTCTACTGGTTGTCTTACAAGGGGCTGTGAAGGACCACCAAAAACAAATTGCACCGCACTACTACTAGTACTAAAAATTGCTGAACCAAATAAAGAAGCTACATCTGAAGTATCTAACGCATAAGGAGCAGGTCTTGCTGAGTCTGTAGATTCATTATCATATAACATTAACAAGTCTGCATCAATAGATGACTCAGGTTTATAGTTAAGGATAACTCTTTGCATGTGTTTTCTAACACCAGTATCTCCAAAACTTAAATCTGGACTTCTATATCTTCCTAGTATTGCTGTTCCATCAAAAGTATTACCTCTTTCTTGTCTATGAACATATCCTGAAAAGTCACCGTGTATAACTTTAACATCTCCATCAACAACTAAAGTATCTGTAGCTGAAGGTTTTACTCCACGTATTTCTGCAAACTCAAATTTGTCTGCCCTTCTAACACAAATAATACCTTTTGTTATTTTTTCACCCTGTCCTACTTTTGAGAAAAATATTCTGTATTGTGTTTTATCTGGTATAACTACACTTTCAAATACTGTTGAGTCTTTAATATTAACATCAAAAATAGACTGCACGTTTTGTGTAATAGCACCAAGAGCCGTATCACCAATTCTTGCAGTAGCAGCAACAGTCCTAAGTCCATCAGGACCAAGGAATAACAAGTCACCTGCAAATTCTTGTATAGTGTCTTTATTCACACAACCAATATCTCTAGTAACTGGTTGTATAGCAAAGTCACTAAGAGTAGATCCTGTCATTTTAAATATTCTATTTTCACAAAATATAAACAGTGCATCCCTAAATACTTTTAATCCAACAATATTATCGTCTACTTTAATAGTACCTGCACCATCATTTGCAGTAAAGCCATCTTCATCAAAAGGTTCACTAAATACTAAAGTTTGAGGTGTAGTAGACTTACCTGCGTAAAACATGTGAGCTTTAAAAGCTACTACTATGGTAGAACCTGCTACAGAACTTTCACTTACATCTGTTGCCGATAAAGAAGAGTTAAAAATAGTTGGGGCATTTGCACCGTCTACAACAATAATCTTTTCATTACCGTCAAAGTTATATCGTTCAAAACTGTACTTATCTGCACTAGTTCTACCAGTATCTCGTTCAGTCCAAGACTCTGACACTGCATCGTCAACAGCATGATCAGCAGCAGTTGTACTTGATGTAGCACGAGTTACACCTGTAAAAGTACTAGCAGTAACACCTGTGTATGTAAATAACTCACTATTAATTTGTAATGTTCCACTAGAAGAAAAACCTGTTGTTGAGTCTACATTTAAAGTTCCTGATCCTGTCATACCTGTACCAGATGCAACTTTATTTGTAAGCTCAGTAGACGCAGAGCTAAATATCTTCTCACCTCTAGCTGCTAATATTTTATCTGCAAAGTTAGCAACCATAAGTATTTTTTCACCAGAACTAGATGTTTGAGGCACTTGTTGATTTACGTATTTACGAAAACCATTTATTCTCCTATAGCCACCCTCAATGTCAGGCTCAAAGTTTTCTAACTCTAATGCTTCTCCTGGTTGCATTAAAAAGGTAGAACGGTTTAAAACTAAACCACCCTCACAATTAAATGCTGCAGGTTGAGCCTGAGAATAATCTGGCATTACGAAATAACTCCTGACATGAAGTTAGCAGAACCTCTAGGGGTTATAAGAACTGTTGATCTTACATACTCATATTTGTTGATAAGCAAGCTTTGCATATTTTTAATGCCCTGCTCAAACCTACCAAAATTTAATTGATACTGTTGCATCTCACCACGATACTGATACACAAAAGCTGTAGCACCATCTACAATTACAGGACCAAACCTGTCTGGTATACTTGTAGTATCTCCGTGTGCAGATAGATCAGATGGAAATGTAAAGTAATCAAACGCAAGTGTATACTGTTTATCTGGAAAAGGATAAAGTAAATAATTATTATCAGGAGTACGTACTATATTTCTAGGTACGCCACCATTATCAAACTGTGTTACTGTTGTACCATCTGCATGTAAAGCAGCAGTTGTACTATTAGCACCTCTAGTGCAACCTGTAAGATCGTTACCTGAGATAGCAGTGTAACTAACTTGCTCACCACCAATGTATACTTTACCTGATGTAGCAAAACCTGTAGTAGATGTTAGGGTAAGGGTTGTTACAGAACTTGAATGTGATCCATTTAAAGTTGTTGATTCTATTTCGTCTTCTTGATTAGCATATTCTTTTTGAATATATTCATTGTAATTAAGTGCAGTTAAATTATTACCAGAGTTACCAATATCATCATCTTTTTTAATTCTTGCAGTATTATAGTCTACTGATTTAGTGCTTGTAGGTAAACTGTACCTTACTACACCTGGAGTTAATGTAGAGCTATTAGAGGCATGATTAAAAGAATAACCAAACTCTCTTTGATTTATATATCTAATAGCTTGATTAACAGCATTTTGACATTGCACCTGAACTCCTCTAGCACTAGCAAATGTAGTAGATGTAAGCACTACTTCATTCATGCGTGTAATAACATCGTTAGTTAATGAGAGAAATGTCAAAGCCATATTGTTTCCTTTAGATAAGCTAAGAGGGCCAACCTAAGTCAGCCCCCAAAGTTATTTTACACTAAGTCACGTTGTGCGACTGCAGCTTCTGTCTGTGCGGCAGAAACATCTACAACTACTGCGTAGACACGTAAGCGTCCAGTTGCAGCAGCAGCACCTGCGATTGTAACATCAATGGTATCTGCAGTACCCACAAGAGCCAAAGACTCTGCAGCATAAGTAGACGCTGCACCTGTGTTAACGATGTTAGCTTCACCGTTAGAACCTTTTACAAGGTATGTACCTGCTGCAGCATCTAGTGCTGCACCATCAATGATGTCATCACCACCACCAAAGTCAATATTACAAGTACAACTTGCAGTAAAAGACTTCATGATTTCAGCACCTGCAGCAATCACAATTGATTCAGCAGGAACTTCTAGTAGTTGAAAGATGTCACCGTTAGCAATAGTAGCACCTGCAGTAATCATAGCATCAATATCTAAGATTGCTTCCATAGTGCGTACTGTATTTCCTACTACGGTGGGAACAGCGAGAACGTCTGCACCAACACCTGCAGTAGAAGCGAGAGTCATATCAAAAGTAGCCATAAGTTATATCCTCCCTTACGCTGCGTTATAACGAGCAGTTACGATTGCTTCAGGACGAAGAATCTTTCTGCCGTATAAATGCATACCACGAACAATGTCAGCAAAGCTGTCTTGATCACGATATGTTTCTGTCTTATTGATCTGCTCTGCAGTTGCAACAGCAGAATCATGTCCTGCAACAATAACACCACAATTAGTAAGTTGGTTAGCTGTACCTGCAGTACCTGGACCAGTACCCAATGATGGGAGATTGGAAGAGGAGTATACACGAAAGCCGTGGAAGTTATTGATGTTTAGACCGTTACGTAGTCCACCTGATTCACCGAAGTCAGCGTTCATAAAACGTGAATCTTCATCAGCTAGGATTTCCATAAACACTGGATCAACTACAAGCCATCGACCTTGTGAGTCAACTTGCTGTTGGTCTAGCAAACGTTTCATGCGTGATATAATCATTGCAGGTGAAACAGTTGCTGTTGGTAGTGATGTAGCTCCAGGCATACGAGCAGTTACAGGAATAGAATGAGTACCTGCAGATGTTGTCGTAATGTTACCGAAGTCACCTTTATGAAGCTGCATTGAAGAAAGCAGTTCATTTGAACCTGCAGTAGACACAGCTTTAGTACCATTAACAGTTGTGTTAAGTGCACTGGCTTGGCTATGCAAAGAACTTTGTGCGTAACCAGACATGTACCCAAGAACTTCTTGGTCATACTGATCAGCCAAACGATATGCAGCACGGTTGCTTGCTAAATCCATGAAGTTTACATGTGAGTGCGCTTCCTCTATATCGTCCATCTTAAAAGCATAGTAGTTGGCTTTATCAATAACGAGTGAGAAATCTTCATCCTCAAGGTCTTGTGCTGTAACCTGTGTACCTCTGGCATACTGCGAGACAGAAATTTCAGGTTCTTTGATAATTTTCACTGTATCACCTTGGGCAGAAATCTCCCCAAAATAATCAGAGTTAGTTATATCTCCTACTACAGTAGACTTGCGGAAAGCAAGCTGTACCTGTTTGGAGTAGATTACAGGACTAAAATTACCATTAGGTAAATTGCCGTAACCTGTTGCGGTTGTAAAAGCCATAATAGTTCCTCCTATAAAGTTTAGGCTTAATTGTAAGCTAAACATTATCACATAGAGGCTGTACATTTTCTAGGGTGCATATTATTATTAGTTGGCCTACCAATAATTTTATGGGCCTATACTTGAACAGGTAAGTCTTACGTATTGTTTAGTCTATCGAATATTGTATTACATTATTAGGTAGGCTTAAATGCGGCTAATAATGATTATACATATAGTTATACCATATAAATTTTATTTGTCAATGGTATTTTATCGTGCAGAACCAGACATATCATATATAAATTTGCCAGTTCTTATTGCTTCCATAATCGCATCGGAAGCCTTTTCGTATTGTTGCGTTGACATTTTTGCAACTTGCGATTCTCTAAATGCACCATCGTTATCATCTATATTAGGTTCACTACGACTGGTGCGGCTGTTTACTGAACGTGCAGCATCTTTATTGCTTGCAGGTTTTTTTGTGGTAATGTTCATGTCTGCTTTGTACAAGTCAATTGCACGACTTGCAGAACGAGCATCTGTATCATTTTCATATAAAGCTTCTTGAACCCACTTAGGTTGTTCTTCTGCCCAGTTATGAAAGTCATCACTGTCTCGTATATCACTAAAGTCAGGATGGATCTTTAAAAGTTCTACTTCTGCTTTCTCACGAGATGCTGTAGCTCTCATCTCATCTATTTCTTTTACACGGCTCTCTAAACCTTCTGATTGCTCTCGTGCTTTTTTAATTGCAATAGTTTCTACAATAGCTGCTACATCAGGATACTTAGTTGCCCATGCGTCAATATCTTCATCAGACTTAGGTAACTTAATTTCACTTTTAGTAGACTCAGTTAACTGTTGTTCTAATGCCTTGATACGTTCTTCATAATCTTTATCTTTTTTTTGTTGGTGTCTACGTAGATCACCATAACGTTTCTTAAAACTTTTTTCTTCTGCATTAACAGGTTCAGCCTCTTGTGCCTCTACCTCTGGTGCTTCTTCTTTTTCTTCAAGTAGTTCTTTTAGTTCTTTCTCATCTTGTTCTATACGATTTGAGTTAGCACTTTTTCTATCTACAAATGCAACCTTTTTGGGAGAGGTTACTTCTCCTGCCATAGCTGTAGTATTCATTATACTTCTTTCTTTCTAGGGCCACCGTAGCCATGTTGGATGGGGGATGGGTAGCTAGTCTAACGTGGATTATTTCTTTTTCTTTGAGGCTAATCCACCTTTCCTCATTGGACCTGCTTTTCGAGTAGCACTTATAGCATCTGCTCCTGCACCTGTTACATCTGAACTAATAGATTTTGCTTTAGCTATTGATCCACTGCGTTTTTTACGTCTTCTTTTAGCAGCTAATCTTGCTTCTTCTTTTCTTTGTGCTGCTGATGTAGTTTTAGGAGCAACAGGTAAAGTTACATCAGTTTGTACTGATGGTCTAGCAGAACCTGCACCCATTCCACTTAAATCTATTTGCTCCATATCTGGACGTCCAAAACGATCTAAATCTACTTGACCAAAAGATTCTCTTGATTTAACAGGTCCAATATTAAACACAGTATCATCAGAAAATGCCGATGTAGTTTGTGTGTCTAAACCTTTTACATCGTCACTAGTAATCTTAGCTTTTTTACTACTTTTACTACCAAACATTTCTTTTGCTTGTATTTCATCAAACTTAGATAAACCACTAACTGATTTACCTTCTGCATAGTCTTTCATTTTATTTAATCTATTATTAACTATCTCATAATGTTCTGCTACTCTTGCATTACCAGATTTAACTGCATTGTCATATGCTCTTGCTTCATTACTTGTTAACATATTTTCAGCATTTGATACTGTAGTTAATGGTGAATCTGAAGGATCATATAAAGGATTGTACTTTTCTGGAGCTGCATCTGTTCCAGTAAATAAACCAGACAATGAACCTTTTAGATTTTCAAGAAAACCTGCTTCTATTTCAGGTATTTTAATTCCTTGATCGGTCATTAGCTTTTCTAATTGTTTACCATACAATTGAGTAAAACCTCTTCCTACAAGACCTGCAGGATTAAGTATTCCTAAACCTGTCATTAAAGCTTTTGTTTTTTCATTTTGTAAATATAAATCTACAAGGTCTTTTTCTGCTTCTTTTTTATTGCCTTCGTCAAATTTATTTTTTATATCCTCTAATTTATTACCACCTTGATCTCTTACCATATCTTCTAAACGTCTTTTAGTAGCACTATTATCATCCCTAACCATAGTGCTTTCTACAGACGTACTTTCTAAATCGTCAGTAGCTGCATCCTCTGCTTCTTCATAATCTTTAAGGGGTATAAATCCATCAGGAATAGGTACATTAGGTAAATCATTCATAAAATTAAAAGTTCTACGTTCTCCTGTTTCAGGATTAATATATTCTCTAGCCTCAAAAACATCTCCTGCAGTCTTAAAAAAATCATCATCTGCTGTTCCTGAAGGAGTTGCAGGAATTGTAGGTACAGGTGTCGTAGGTGTACTTGGTGTAAAATTTGGAGTTGGTTGACCTATAAATGTAGGAATAAATCCACTTGCAGGTGCAGGTGTTGGTGTTGGGGGAGCTACAGAACTTGGGGGTACAGCAGGTGCAGCAGGTAATGTTTGATTTTGATATACAGAAGGTTGAGTGCCACTTATACCTGTAGCAAACGTACCTTGATTAGCATATACCATACCACCACCATACATTTCTTTTGGTTCAGCTTC